CCGTGTTGAACTTCTCGACATCACCAAGAAACTTACGTCGAGCGATCGCACCATCAGTGTAAGCCTTGTCTTCTTCCAGTGCCGAAGTGACTTGCGCTTGGGTGAGCCGCATCGTCTTCGCGATATCGGCCTCCGAGATGTTCCGCGCCTTCAGCGCCGTGATCTGTTCGTACTCGGACAGCGTGACTCCCTGCGTGGACTCATTGATCCGATCGAACGCCTCGCGCAGCTCCTTGTTCTTCTGCGTGGTCTCGTCCGTGACCTTCTTTGTGTCGCTGAGCCGATCCTTGTAGAGCTTGACCGCTGCCTCTGCGAACTTCACCTTGCTGGCCGTTTCGTTCAGCTGGGCCGCCACGTCCTTGTCGCTCTTGCCCATGGCGATCGCGGCATCGATCTGTGACCGTTGCTGCTGGCTCAGTCCCGCCACGGCCGCGCGCGCGGCGACGAGCTCGGCGGTGAAATCGGTGTGCACTTGCGTCGTGGGTTTTAGACTCTCGATATAGGCCGTAGCTGACGCCGACGCAAACTCAAACTGGTTCGCAATTTGCTTGGTCGACATGCCGGCCGCGAGCTGCACGTCGATCATGTGCTTCTGGCCATCGTTGAGCTGACTGCTTTTCTTAACGATCGCGTCAAGACTAACGCCGGACATCGCCATGACGTCATCGAGCCCGGCCATCCCAAGCGTCATGGTGCGAATCGCGCTATCAGACAGTCCCATCGCGGTCTTGACGCTGTCGTGTCCGGTGGCGGTGTTCTTTAGCTGCACGCCGACCAGTGCGAGGAGTCCGAGTTGATTGGTATAGGACCTCTGAAACGATCGCTCAAGCGCCTCGACCGCTTCCTTCTGCGCGTGGAGGGCGACCACCTGACCTTCACTCTGCACGACGGCGTGGTCGACCGCATCGGAGTATCCGCCCAGACCCTGCGAAATCTCCTTGAACGCCTTGCTCAGCAGGATCTTGCCGTCGTAGTTGCGCTGCTCGACGTCTGTCATGTTCGCGAGGGCACGAATCACGATGTCGAGCTTCTCTTCGGGAGTCTTGCCTTTCAGGTCCTCAAAGGAAAGACCGAGATCCTTGAGAGCCTTGACCGCATCGCCCCCGCCGCCATGGGCGATTTCTTGCAGCGTCTGCCCGAGGATCACCGAGGCGTTCGAGAATCCATCCGCGTCGATGTTGGACTTCTTCGCCGCCTCCTGCCATTTCTGCAACCACTCGATCGAGGCGCCGGTCTTTTCCCGCTGGTTCACGAGCGCGGTGGCGTTGTCGTAGACGGCCGAGGTCCACTCAACAATCTTGCCGACGCCCTTTTCCAGCATCGACGCAATCGTGAAGCCAGAGACCAACGTCTTGACCTGATCGGAAAATAGGGATGCGACGTTCTTGGCGCCCAGGAACTGCTGGGCGAAGGAGGCGCCGCCCGTGTTGGCGTCGTCGAGCGGCTTCTTCAAGCCGGCGATCTGCTCGCGCGCTTTTTGGAACGCGTCGGCGCTGAGATTGGTCCCCTTGATGACTATGGATATTTCGCGGTCGTCGGCCATCTGGCTACCCCCTCTCTCGCACTTGCTGCTCGTGGAACGCTTTCAACTCATCCTGCTCGCTCGGTGCCAGGCGCATCGCCAGTAATTCGTTCGCGACGTGCCGGCAGACATCGAGCGCCGCCATCAACTTCGCGTCCTGCTGATCGACTCCGCCCGCCCGTGGCAGCCGACGTAACCGCCAGACCGCGCCGCCCATCCCGATCGACTCCACCTCATGCGTGCGCGTGAACCACTGCATCCACTCGCGCACATCCGCATCCCGCACGTCTGCCAGTGGGCAGGTGTGCGTCTCTACATCACCATCGAACCAGACGGGCTCGGCTCGCTCGGCGTCGCAGCCGCGGTCGTGGCAGAGTCCGGCGGCGCGACAGTCGGTGCAGCTGCTGGCAGCGCGCCATGGGCTTTCGGGTCGCGCCCGCTCGAGGAATTGCTCGAAGTGGAGTGCGACCCGGAGCCGTTTTTTGCTCGAGCCCCCAGCGTGTTGACTTCCCGAATCAGCAGCAGCAGCCGGAACAGCAACCCGTTCTCCGAGCCGATGCACCGCGACAACTGCGCGCCGGTCCGCACGTCGACGCGTTCGCCCGTGTCCTCGTCGACCAGCGTGATCTGTCCCGGCACGACCCGAACGTAGGCTTCGAGCCCCTTGCGGACGTTCGCTTCAAACGCGGCGCGGTCGGCCGCCTGCACGCGCTCGTAGTTCGCCCGCTCCTGATCGGTCATCTCCAACCGGCGCCGACGCTTGATCTCTTCGTCGTCGATCACGAACTGCTCGCTCGGCTGGATCTCATTGAGGATCTGCTGGGCGATCAACGTGACACTCTCGGCCGCGGCGACCGCGGATTCCAGCGTGCCCGTCTGCGCCGACTGAATCAGGGCCACGGAGGCGCGGTAGGTGTTGACACGGTCCGCTGAGAGGACCACGCGCTCAACGCGCTCCATCTCCTCGCCCGGACGACGGACGAGAATCAGCCGATCCGCTTCCGGATTCATCGCGCGGAAGAACAACCGGTCAAAGTCGGCCGCCTCGCCGACGTCCTGACGCTTGATCCGCAGGGCAATCTCCACGCCGGCGATCGTGAGCGTCGCGGGTCCGTAGGTGCCAAATTCGAGTTTGGGTTCATTCATCGCGGGGGACCTCCCTGTTGTGATGTGCATGAACGGCTGACCCGCGGTGGAGCCAGCCGTTCTCTGTCCAACCCTGTTGGTGATGCGCGGCGGAGACTACCCGAGCATCAGCACCAGTTCGTCGTTCGCGTCCTCGGTGCCTTCGAGCGCCATGCCCTTCATCGGCAGGGACACGGGGCCGTCGCCCACGTCGACCGTCGGCGCCGACCATTCGACGTTCGGCGCGTACAGGGCGATGATCTTGCCGCTCGTGAACCCGGTCTGCTTGAACAGGCTAGCGTTCGTGCCGGCGATCGCGAGGTCGTAGAGGTGCGTCTTGTCGCCGTTCTCGTGCTTCAGGTCGAAGCCGATCGATATATCCCGATCGCCCATCCGGTAGCCTTCCGTGGCCGCCGTGGCGTTGATCTCGTCATCGCGAAGCTTGATCCCGTTGGTGATCTCGCAGCCGATCTTCATGTACTTCAGCGCGTTGGCGCCCACGAGACACTCCGACGTCAACGCATTGGGCGGATTGGTGCCGACCTGCGTGAACGCGCCCGGGTGCGCCGCCGCGGCCGTCCGGGTCGTGCCGGGCCCGCTGACCGAGAAGCGCGGCTCGTCCTGGAAGTCGAAGGACATCGAGAGGCGATCGACCATCCCGCCCTTGAGCAGCTCGCTGAGTCCAGCGGTGAAGTCCGCCTGGAACGCGTACGACGCGAGCCAGATCGACTTGGCATTCGCGGCCGTCAGGTAGTAGCAGTTGACGCCCTTGATGGCCGCCGCGGTAGCCGGCTCTTGGCCCGTCGGCAGCGCCGGCGCCCAGGTGATCGCGAGGGTGGAGATCGACGTCACGCGCCGCAGCCGGAGCTTGCCGTCCGGGCACGCGATCTGCACGCCGGACTTCATGGCGACCAGTCCGGTCACCGCGCCCACCGTGCACCCGTTCACGGTCGGCGCCGGCGAGGCCGTCACGGTCGTGCTGAGCGTGATGTTGTTCTTCGCGCCGAACGCGGCCTCGAGGAAGTCCGAGCACTCGGGGACGGTGTTCAGTGTGCCCGATGGCCGGAGCAGGGCTTCCATGCTGAAGCCGGCCGTCTCGCGCCGATCGAAGCGCGCGTACCGGCCCGGGCCGTTCTTCTTCTCCGGGCTATAGACGCGGTTCTTGGGATCGCCATCGAGCTTGGCGTTGATCACGCGAATCGCGTGCGTGGCGGCGATCGAGGGCGGCACGCCGAAGGACGTTTCGAGACCGCCGAAATACTGGGTACGCTTGCCGGGCTGCATCATGACAGGGCTCCTACTCCTTGGCCGTCGGCGACACTGCCGGGGCGATCTTGGGTTCCGGTTTCACGTCGGCCACCGGCCGCGCGGGTTTCTTCGCAGACACGACGAACGCGTCCGCATGGGCCCCGAGGTGATGCGCGAGCGTCTGGCCGTCGGTCAGGACGTCGTCCAGGTCCACCACTTCGCCCGAGGTAATCGTGCGGTGCTCGTCGCCCGCGTGAATCGTGATGTCGTCCGTGAAGGGTGAGGTGGCGAGTTTCATGAGGCCTCTCAGGGTTGTCCGTTGGTGCGATAGAGCGTCACGTCGAGGTCGACTTCGGTCCACACCTTCGGGGCGTAGAGCGTGACGAACGTCGCGTTCGTGATGAGGGTTTCCATGGCGATCCCGCCGCGGCTGGCGTCGGCGCGCACGGCCTTCTCGACGTCGGCACAGCAGCGCAAATGCACGCGCATGAAGTCGTCGTCGTCGGCCGGGTCCGAGTCGTGCACGACAAACACCTTGAACTGCCGGGTGACCTTCATCTGGTCAGACGGGTAGTACTCCTTGCTGTCAGTCCCGAGTTCGATGCCGTAGAACGGCCGCGGCCCGCCGGGCGCGAGCAACGCGTCCAGATCGGTGGCCGGGTCGATCTTCACCGCCCCCGCGGCCACGTCGTAGTGGTAGCCGCCCGCGATCGAGATCGCCAGCAGCGCGGCCTTGAGATTCGCGAGGATCTGGAAGTCGAGCGGCTCGCTCATGCGCCACCGCCCAAGGCTGTGTTGACTTCATGCACGGTGACGGTCGCTGGCGCGCGGCGTTCGAGTTCGTGCGCCAGCGTGGTGTCGTACATCTCCAGCGCGCGATCCATCGCGGCCTGCTTGAACTTCACGAAGACATGTCCGAGCGACGGGCCGTACCGTTCGATGATGGGCAGATTCGCCGACCAGGCGCCGCGGGACTTCTTGCCGCTCCCGCCTGATGACCGCGCGAAGACGCCGCGGTGGCCGCTGCTCATCGTCGCAATGAACGCATTCGAAAGACGTCCGCCGCCACCCTTGAGCGAGTACGTGACGCCGCGCCCTTTGCCTTTGGTCGGCTCGGGACCGCGCGCCTTGAACTTGATGAGCGGGATGCGCTTGAGGCTGGCCGCAATGCGCGCCACGGGCCGATCGAGCGAGGCCTGTTGCAGTGACACCGCCTCGCGCACGTCCTTCTGGAGCAGGCCGGTATCCGACGCGATGCCTTGTGTGACGACGGTGCGCGCGCTGGCGATGCCGCGATTCATCGCGCGGATCATCGCCAAGGACACGCTCAGGGGCGCTTCCTTGAAGTCCGCGACAATCTCTGAATCGCCTCGCAGCTCGAGTTTCACAGCGCCCTCAGTTGGTGCGTTCTACGACGACTCGCCAATGGTCGGGATCGGCCACGGCGGCCAGTTTGTCGACGGTCCAGTTCAAGACGGGACCGCCCAGGAGTTCCGGCGCGGCGATCGTGGTGCCACGCGGAGCCGTCGGCACGACGGACTTCGTCAGCACGAAGACCTTGCGCGGCTGCCGACGACCGACCTGTCCGAAGGTCTCCTGCTCGTCCATTTCGGTGAGCCAGAAACCGTCCGTGCTGATCGGCGTGTTATCGGGTGCCGGCCGCGTCACCGTGGCCGGCACCCCAAACGCGTCCATCGCGGGACTGATCGATGGCCGCAGATCACTCACGACTAGCTCTTCGTGAGCTTGATCACGGCGTCCGGGCGCAGGCAGAGCGAGATGGCGTTGCTCTGCGTGTTGATCGTCCGGAACTTGTTCAGACCGCTCGGATCCACGGCCTGCTTGGCGTAGCGCGGCAGACCCAGCGTGTTGACGGTCTCTTCGTAGTCCGCCGGCGCGAAGCGGGTGATGAAGATGTCCGCCTCCGGGACCATCCACGCCGTGTTGGCCGGGATGAACGTCGCCGTGCCGCCGCCCGCGCCATCCGGGATGGTCACCGAGCCGCGGTACTCTTCGAACGTCACGCCGCCGAAGGTGAAGCCGCCGCGCAGGTCCGTCGCGAGGTTCTGGCCCTGCTGGTACTTGTAGGCGTCCTTCACGGTCGCGTGCGCCACGAGCGCGTCGAACCATTCCGGCGAGCAGAGCGCGCGGTAGCCGTTCACCATCAGGCCGCCGAGGACCGCTTCTGACAGCCGCTTGGCCGCCACGATCTTGTTGCGCACTTCCGTGGTCGAGGTCGTGAACGCGAAGTCCTGCGTCTGCTGAGAGACGCCGAACTCCGTGAACAGGTTCAGCAGTGTGGAGCCGCTGGCGTCGAGCAGGATGCCCTGGATCGCGTTGACCCGGTGATACTCGAGGGTCGCCTCGTGCATCGGGATCAACTCGGCCATGCGCTCGTTGACCAGCGCCTCGAGCTGCTGCAGCTCGGTCTCCGACCCGAACGCGCGGATGTTCT